TAGCATATTCTGTTTCACTTTTCAAGAATAATCTACTTTCTATTTCACATTCTTTTTTAAAATTAGGATTTCTATCCTTAACAGGGATAGATGCACACACCATACTTGCTAGAGACATAAGGCTATAATAGTCATCATCGTTTAATCTATTCTTATCTGATGTCATTATATCTACAGACACCTCTCCTAACCATCTTTGCTCTTCATCTAAGTGAGGTCTAAGTATTATAGCATAGTCTTCAGTATTAAATTTTTTTACATCCACGTTTTACTCCTTTCTTTACTCCTGAAAATTTTATAAATTTAGGATGTTTATTTGTTCCTTTTTCTTTTAACCAATCTTCAGGTATTATTCTATCGTAGTAACGAAAACCATACTTAATACACCATTCACCATAAGTAGACTTCGCACCCTTACGTAATTTGTTTCTACTATTTTCAAACACAAATCTTATATCTAATTTAGGATGTTGTTTCTTTATGGCTAAATGTTTACGTCTATCAGATGCTAAGAATCTTCCTTTCGTTTCTATTATTATTCCATTATTTAATATGAAGTCAGGAGTATAGGTGCGATAAGCTAAATCTTCCCATTCTATCTTTATAGCTTCATAAACGTATTTATGTTTTAGCTTATCAAGATAGACAGATACTTTATGCTCTAAACCACTCCTATACCCATACTTCAAGGCAACTCTAAATGCACTATGAGGTGACACTAGAGTAGTCTTCTCCAACCTGAGAAAGGACTCCACTCATATTCAGAGTTATTGTAGTTATAACCAAGAGCTTTCATCTCTTCTTTTACTGCCTCGTCTGCTAACTTCTTGGCTTCCATAGCTTCACGTAAGCCTTTCGTTCTCATTTCACGAAGAGTTTTTTTAGCTTCAGCTAACTCTTTTTCCATATTAGTTATATCCTTTTGAAGGTCTTCTATTTTTTTATTGTCTGTTGTCATACTACATTCTCCTTTCCTACTGACACATACTGAACCATTTTAGGTTCTTTTGCTAAAGACTTCTGTGCAGGTAGTTCTTGCAAACTATCCCAACACACTTGTCTGTAATCACAAAAGGTGCAATTTCTATTAAGAACAGTATTACCTGTAGTCTTTCCTCTAAACTTTTCAGGTTCAGGTTCAAAACACCTTTTCAATGTTTTAGAATTAGCCTTTTGTATATTCTTTTCTATCTTGGCTATCTCTTCTTTTAAGTTAATGTTGTTAGCTTTTACATATTTAAATTGTCCATTATTCTTATTGACAACCCACCAACCACCTAACTTTGAATCAGAGGCAACTGCATATCCTGCTAGTTGACCTACATAGCCAAAAGAATCACCATTCTTTAAGGTTTCAGAAGAATCAAATTTATATTTGTATGACCAATCTGAAGCAGACTTAATATCATCTACAGATTCATCAATAATTAAATCATATGTACCTGTAATTTCATTCTTGTCTGTCTTTAAAACTACTTTGTCACTATTCTTAAATTTAACTCCTGCCTCTGTCAATAAACCTTTGAATATAGCTTCTATAACATCACCTATCAACATATTAATAATAAATGTATTAGGTTTAGGCAAAGCCTTTTCAGGATAATTCTTCTCCCACCAAAGTTGGCAAGAGGGTCTACCTACATTAGACATTCTAAAACTAAAAGGTTCTCCCTTTTTATAATTAAATTGACGATGCAAAGCATCTTTGATGTCATTAGATATAGTATCTATAACTTTATCACTCATAGACTTCTTACCTTGATTGACATCATCAAGATACTTATACACTGCCAATTCTGCCTGATGATTGACCATTACTCTACATCAACAAAAGTGTCTACAACTTCCATATAATCTTCTGAAGATTTAGAGGCTGACCTCTTATCCCACTCTGAATTAATATAGTCATTATAGTTCTGCACCCATGCCATAAAATCTGCAAACATATCTTGGTCTTTCTCACCAATAGAGATTTGATTAGATGTATCTACATCACACTTAGGTAAATAAAAAGCATTACCATTAGGTAACTTTCTTTCCTCTGTGCTAAAACTCATGACATGTTGAATAGGTAGTCTTTTCATCTTGGCTAATTTAGCAAAAGGCTGACCGACAATTTTGAAAGCATCTCTATTATCTATTTCCCAAATAAAAGGTTTAGATACAATCTCCATGTCTACCTTATTACTATCCATAGCTTTTGGCATATCAATCAAACCAAACAAAACACGAACACGTTTTATTTGCTTAATTAATTCTTTAGTTTTCTCAGGTAGCGAATCAAAATCTTGAATGTATCCTGCAGGCTTACCACAATTAAAACCACCAAAGTTATCTTTCAAATCTACATTAAGATTATCAGACATGATAGTTTTATGATACTGACCTAAAGGCTCACCATCTTTTGCACCTGTATTAGCTACAAATCTTTTATACATAAATCTCTGTAAAAAAGGTCTGATTGTAACAGTGTCACTGTAATACACGTTATCTTCAGGTACATCTAATTTGAATGCACCACCTTGAATGGTCTCAACATTTACTGTCTTACCATCTATTTCCATCTCTCCCATGATGGGTGAGTGTTGTATTTTAAGACGAGCTAAAGTATTCGTCTTCTTATTTTCACTGACCTCAATAGCCATGCCCATAGCTTTCGCCATGCCTGCATAATTATTAGTGTCAATAGTTGTCATTGCTCCTGTCATATATACTCCTTTCTCTAAAGTCTTATCGTTATATCATATTACGTCACGAGTGTCAAGCCAATTATCACCTATTTTTGCTTCTAATAATAATGGGACATTGATATTAATACCAAACTCAAATTGTATCATATCACTCATGTAAGTATTTAAATTTTTAATCAAGTATAACACTTGTTTTTCCTCTTCAGGATGTACATCAATTACTATAGAATCATGAACAGTATTAACAATACATGATTTATATGTCTTTAATTTATCGTACATATCTAATAGCACCAAAGGTACTATATCAGCAGTAGCAAAACTCTGCACAGGATAGTTTTTAATCTGTGTAAATTTAGATACCTTGCCACTAGGATACCTGTAAACATCAGGAAAACTAAACTGTCTTCCTGAAGGTGTAGTTATTTTACCTGTCTCTAAAGCCTCTTTAGCCAATCTGGAATGCCAAAGTGCGATGCCTTTGTACTTTTTCGTGAACTGTTCATAGTACGATGCCTCTGCTTCTGTCCTACCAAACCCTGTTGCTCCGTAGAGTGGTGCAAACGTGTGTGCTTTCGCTTCTTGCCTACTAATTTTCTGACCTGATTTCGTAATGATGTCAGCAGTGTACGAATGTACATCAAACCCTGTTTTAACTTCATTTATTGCTACCTCATCTTGTGATAAATAGGCTGCAGTTCTAAATTCTAACTGTGCAAAGTCAGCTTCTAAAATCTTGCCACCTTTCCAACGTGAAACAAATACCTTTTTTACAGGAAACGTACCACCTCTAGGCATGTTCTGCATATTAGGGTCTGCTCCACTAAATCTGCCTGTCGCAGTTCTATGTTGCAATAGTCTTACATGAAGCATACCATCTTTCTTTACATGATGCTTAATACCATCTACAAAAGATGATAAATAAGTGTCTAATGCAGACAGTCTTTGTAGACCACTTAGAAACTCTACTGCCTCATGCCATTCACTTTTGACTGCAACGTGTCTTAAAACATCTAACATGTTTTTATTAACTGAAAATCCATGATTACTAACCCACTTCGGATTTGTAGGATTAAATTTAAATCCTGCTATTTTATTAGTAGGGACAAACACATAGCCTATGCCATCACAGTTTGTACACTTTGGTAACTTAGCATAAGGTGTGCCATCTTTCTTTACCTTTTTTATCTTACCTGTCCCATAACAATGCTTACATTGATTAGCTACAGTTCTATGTATAATATCCGAATTAGTATCTATAGCTTTTTTCAATGCCTCTTTACTCATGTATGGTGTAAAGTTATTTGCCCACATTGCTTTATCCTTAGGCTTTCTACTATATATCACCCAAGACATTTGTTCAGGACTATTAAGATTGATAGGTGTATCACCCATAAGTTCTTTAACAATCTTATTTAATCTATCTTCTAGTTCAGCTTTTTCTTTTTGAAACTCTTCTTTTACATTGTCAAGTGTATCCATATCAACTTTAAATCCCTCTTGATATATTCTAGCCAATATAACTGCCACCCTATTAGAGAGATTAACACTATTTAAAAGACTAGCATACTCTACTGTATTTAGTTTTCTATATATCACATCACTTAATTGTTGTGTAGCATGTAAGTCTGCTGATAAATACTGTGCTAACTCATCTCTAGGTATTTCATCCACACCTTTGCCTTCTGCAAAATACTTCTTTAGTGTGTCTTGTTTCTTCGTATCTAAATTATGTCTCTCTGCACATGCCTCTAGTGATAAAGGTTCTTTGATGCCTCTCTGTAATACATATTCACCTATCATAGTGTCAAAGACTACTCCATCATATTTAAATCCTGACTCCCATAACCAAAGTAAATCGTGAACTATATTGTGTCCTATCAGTACTGTAGTTTGGTCAAGTAGTTCTTGTATTCCTACATATGCCTCTGAATCATTTTCCATATCATATAAATATTCAACACCTTTATCAGTTAAGCAACCCACCATAATTAATTTATTGGTAGGTTCAAAAGGGTCAAGGTGTAACTTATCGTTTCTTTTTATTACTGTATTCTCTACATCTAGTGTCAATTTCATTCTATTCTCTCCTTATGCTTTTTTAAGTATATAACTGCTTTTTCTAAAATTGTCAAGCTATCTCTGAATCCACCCAAACCATCGTTACAATGTTTGCATATATAACCACGAAATGTGTTTGTGTCATGACAATGGTCAAGCACCCAAGTTCCCAAAAGTTTTTGATTGTATTTATTAACTTCTTCTATCTTTCTATCACATATGGGACAAGCATAATCTTTATCAGGATAAATATTTTCTTTTCTTAATTTAGCAATAACTTGTCTGTGTCCTTTTTGACAAGACTTGCAAGTTCTTTTTATTTCTGCATCACCTGTCTTAGTATAAGACATTTGCTGAAAATTATTTAGAGGTTGTCTAATATCACATTTGATACACACCAAACCATCTTCACATACCTCTTCTACAATTTGAAATAACTCTTGTTGACTCATACCCCAAACCTACCTGTCTCATAATTAAATTCACAAGTAACTCTTCCATGCCAACCTGATAATTTATTCTTAGCCAATACAATATGTCTGAACCCATCATCACTTTGTTCCTCACCATTAGTTGTTGCAACTTCAGGATTCTTAGCTAGTAGTAACATTAAATCTGCTTCAGACGCTTTACCTGTCTTAGAGTTCTCCATCATACTTTGATTTAGTTGTACCCTACCCTCTGCCTCTGCACTTAGCTGAGACATGTAAAAAACTGCACAGTTATATCTTTTAGCTATCTCTCTTGCATGTATGGCATTAGCTTTGATAGCTTCATCCACCCTAGCATAGCCTGACATTGTTGCAAACTTATCTCCAATATCTATAACTAAAACATCAGGCTGATAACTACGACAAACTGTCTCTGCCCAAGACATATCTTTTCCTACTGCATCAACAATCTTAATTCTATTGACAATATTCTTCCATCTATCCCATACAACTGTCTTGTGCTTATGTGCCTCTTCTATCTTGATAGAGCTACATGCTGACAAGTATCTGCCTGATATTCTATGAGAAGATTCTTCGTTACACAACACAACACACTTTGCTCCTTGATGTGCAAAACCATTTGGACTAGCACACAAAGAGGCATGAAAAGAAGTCTTACCTGTATTAGACCTAGCACCAACCATAATCAAATGTCCTGCATTAATACCTTTAACTTTCTTTGCCAAAGAAGGTATATTAAACTTCCATTGTGTTTCTAATGCATTTTTAGCTAGTATATTGTCTACACTTAAATCTTCCCAATCAATATTTAAGATGGGAAGAAAATCATCATTATACTGCTCAATAAGGCTTCTAATAGGTTCAAGTGAGGATAAA